TTTCCACCTTCTTGATATTTTAAACTGTCAAAAATATCTTTAGTTGTCATAAGGGCTCCATAATTTAGGTTTACTATTTTCATTATCCCAATCAGATGTTCTAAGTATTCTTGCTAATCTAGCTTGAGTTAGTGCATAGTCTTCATCAAGGTCAGCTCTTTTGTATTCAGCAACAACTGCTTTCCACATACTAGAAATATCTTTATTTACGTTTGCTAAAACTCTTTGTGCTTTGACACCACCAACTTTAGGACATCCAGAATAACCATCTGTCATATCACCAGTTAATGTTTGATACATAAAATTATAATTAGCTGTTAGTTCATCAACTAATTCTGTACTGCCATCATGTATAAAATGATGTAACCCAGGTACAGTTCTCATGTCTTTATCTGAAGATAAAATTACACAATTATTTTTATATTTTTTAGATGTAGCTAGTATCCCTAAAACATCATCTCCTTCTAAACCTGGGTATGTTACACAGTTGTATTTAGATTTAAGATAATCTTTAAGTGGTTTTACTGTTATCGGTTTCCTAATCTTTTTTCTATTTGACTTATAATCAGGATAAACAGTTTTACGAAAATTTTCTTTATCATCTAATGCAATTATAATTTCATCACAATTTAATTTTTCATAGAAATGCTTAATAGCATTTTCTAATGTTTGCTTTGCTAAATTAAAATCGGCGTGGAGTGTCCACATATCATTTTCCCATTCAGTGGGCTCCTCGATTGCGGCTGATACTCTGTAAACTATTAGTGAGCCGTCAACTAATAGCTTTGGTTTTTTCTTTACCATAACTTTACCTTCTTCATTTTGATTATGTTTTGATTTGGGATTGTTGTTGTGTTGCCTACTTCAATGACACTTCCATTATCTTCAAAAGAAATATCACTTACAAATTTGTGACAATTGTTTTTTGTTGAGACTAACCAACCAGTGCTAATACAAGTGGTCGGTAAATAATTATCTATAGTTTTTAAATTTTCCCATGTGCAGGTAGAATTAATATCTGTCCAGTACACTAAATAAAAACTGTAGTTAAAATTTTTCTTATTTAACTTTGGTAGTTTCTTTAACTTCAACTTTCCTCCAAAGATTTAAAAATTCTGACATTGGTATGAGAACACACCTGGATTGATAGTTGTCTCCAAGCATCCTAATAATTTGATTTTTATTTGATTTATTTTCTTTGATAAAAATTCTGACTATTTGTTTTAAAACTTTTACAGGCACAATCCATTGACCTATGCAAATATCCTGATTGAACATAAATCTATGAGCCCAGTATTTAGCCTTAGTAGCTCTTAATCCACTTGGTTTACCCTTGTATGCAAGCTCTATGCAGATGTTTCCTGAACTTTGCCAAAATCCAAATTCAGATTTAACTTCGACTTTATCCTTACTTAATCCTAGCATTTGAGCTAGCGAGTGTTCAGATTTTACACCTCTTGCTAAATCAAAATCGAAATCTTTGTTGTTGTTAAACATAAATATATTTTGTAAAACCTTTTGCGTTGGAGCCCTCGTGGTGAAATTGGTAGACACAAAGGACTTAAATTAATTTGAGTGCTCCAGGTGAAAACCTGGAAGTAGAACCTTTTAAATTCGGTGAAGGCTTAACTGCTAATACCGAGCCAAAACATTCGAGGAATGTGAGGTGTAGAGACTAGACAGAAGGAAGCTTTACTGCTTAAGGTATAGTCCAGACCACAAAACGAAAGTGTAGCGAAAGCTATAGTGGTATGAAAATCCTTGCCCTTTTGGGAGTGCCAGTTCGAGTCTGGCCGAGGGCACCAACGATTAATGAGTTTCTGCCCAAGTGGTTCCTATTTTATATTTAGCATCTAGTGGACATCTAAAATTAAAATAAGTACCTGCATCTTTTATTGATTGAACTGCAATCTCTCCTACTTCAGTAGCATAATCAGATTTACACTGAAGCTGTAACTCATCATGCACGTGAGCAACCATAGCACAGATATTGGCATCGTAATTTTTCTCCTTTAACTTTTCATGTAAAATTACAGTTGCCTTTTTAATTAGTAATGCACCTGCACTTTGTATTAATAAATTTAAACTTGAGTGTTCAGACCTAGGAATTAATTTTCTTTTGTCTAAACCATATAAATATTTTTGATTTCTTGATTTAACTATTACATTATCTTTTAAAATTTTTAATGCTGGAATAGTTTCAAATAATTTTGTTTTTATTCGTCGTCCCTCGCTGGAGGTTTTCTCAACAATTGAACCAAGCCTTGCATCTCCGACGCCATAGATGACACCATATATGACCCTCTTCGCCAAATCTCTCGTTGGTAAGCCAATCTGTTTTTGATTGTTGGTATGAACATCACCATTGAGTAATTCATTCTTAAAACGTCCTTCATCGAAAGCACCGAGATAATGAGCAAGACAGCGAAGCTCAAGACCACTAGCATCACAGCCAATAAGAACATAGCCATCTGGAACAGTAAAAAGAGACCTACATTCTTTACCATAAGGAACACCAACAGAAGGTGTTTGTGCAACATTAGGCTTTTGGTGAGTGCACCTCCCAGTGTTTGCGCCGTTAGTAATAACTTGTCCATAAATTTTTCCGTTCCTCTCTAGTTTTAACCAGGCGTTAGCTCCTTCCGCTAGTTGACCTATTCTTTTTTGAACAAGAAAATGTTCAGCTAATAGTTTTGCTTCAGGATATTCTAAAGAAGATAAAACAGTTTCATCAACTTTAGGTCTACCATCTGGTGTATATAATTTTGGTTTCCATCCTTTATTCATCAACCTGTCTGCTATGTGGTCTCTTGAATTAGGATTAAATGTAATTTCTTCGTACCTCTTGATAGGTACACCTTTTTTATATCCTAATGTTTTATTATCTCTTTTAGGAATAAAGGTGCCTTTGTACTTCTTCCAATTTGGGAAGGTTGAAACTAGCTTTTGTTCTAGCTCCAACCTTCTGTTTGCAAGTGAGGCATACAGCTTCTTTGCAGAAGCCACATCAAAATTAAATCCATGTGCTTCTTGTTGAATTATGCATTTAGCAAATTCATGCTCTAACTGTATTGCTTCTTCGGAGTATTTTTGTTTTTCGATAAGTTTAAATAATTTGTAAGTTACCTCTACATCTAACTCACAATATTTTTGCATTTCCTCAGACCATTCTGAAAAATCTCCAGTCTTAGAAAATTCTCCTTTACGAAGTCCTAAACGATAACCCCAGCTTTCTAATGAATGTCTACCTGCTAAATTTAGCGGCAACTCTTTCATTCTGAAATCTAACTCTTTTCTATTAGTCCATATCAGTCTGCTAACTAATAAAGTGTCAAACACTTCACCTTCTAATTTGTATTCAGGATATAATTTTTGAATTACAGGAAGGTCAAATTTTAAAATGTTATGGCCAACTAATAAGCTAGCACCACTTAGTATGTATAAACCTCTACCAATCTTGTCTCCATGATATGAAAACAAAGTGCCTGTATCTATATCTTTAATAACAATAGAATGGATTTTAGTTACGTCTGATAAGAAACCATTAGTCTCTATATCAAATATTAATCGCATATTATTGAATAACCACTACCGAGATGTCATCTACAAATGGTATGTGAATTGAAATTTTATCAAATATTCTATCTATAATTTCTTTAGTGCTTGGATGATGCACAAACAAAATAGGTAGAACACCTGGATGTTTTAATTGTAAATAAATTATATGAAGTAATCTGTTGTATAATGAATAAACATACAGCTTATCATTATCTTCTAATTTATTAAAAAATTTATCATTAATAAAATATTCTCTTAAATATTTTCTAATGTCTTTAGCTAGCTGTTCTTTCGATTTCATCGAAGTCTCCTTCAGACAGCCGACCACTTTCTGGATTATAAATTAATGATGTAGCTACACCACAATCTCCTGTGTACCTGTTCTTTAAAACTCTTACAGTCATTATATTATTATTTTCAGATGACTGCTGGTTACGCTCAAAACCTATAACCATATCTGATAACTGGGCTAATGCATGAGAACCTCTAAGATGACTTAGTGATGTAACGGCACCCTCTTCGTGACCAGATTTACTTTCAATTCTTTTTAAATGACAAACTACAATCAAACCAAAGTTACATTCTTCAACTAAAGTTCTTAGTTTAGTCATTGTATAATCAATTAATTTTCTTTCATCTCCTTCGATACCAGAGACAACCATGTTGATATGGTCCAAAAATATATAATCACACTCACAACCTTTGACTAAAAATCTAATCTTAGACATAAGGTTTTCACTATCTGTAGAACCAAAATGTTTATGAAAATAAGTATGTTGTTTTATTTTTTCCCAAGAAGTTTTTAATGTTTTCTTATCAATATTTTTTCTAACTTCTTCTTCGTGTATTTTTTGGTTTAAATTAATACTCATTAAACCTCTTACACTTCTAGCAACACTTTCCTCTAATGCTATGTAGCCTATAGTTTTTTGTTTAGATATTAAGTCAGCCGCAATCTCACGACAAACCTGGCTCTTACCAGTTCCACTACCTGCTGTAAGTAAAACTATTTCACCTTTACGAATACCTTTACATTTTTTATTTAAGCCATTCCAAGAGTAAGGAATACTTTCTCTGCTATCATCTTGAATTACTAAGTCCCAAGTATCAGCACCAGAAATAATACCTTCAGGTGTGTATGGTTTAGCGTTCCATATATGATGAATAATATCTTGACCTCTGTTGGACACTAACATTTCGTTAGCGTCCTTCAGTGGCAACAAGGAAACACTAGCTTTTTTTGGCGAGAATAATTGAGCGCACTCTACAGATGCGTTGTTACCTGCTTTGTCGTTGTCAAACATAAGAACAACTTTTTCAAAGCTTTCTAAAAATTCTAAATTTTTTTTAATATATTTTTTTGCAGACTGTGCACCAGATGGTACTGAAACTACAGGCCATTTATTACCTTGAACCTGCGATACAGACATACAATCAACTTCACCTTCTGTAACAGTAATCATCTTACCGCCTGGTTTCCATTTATGCTGACCAAATAAATTAACTTCATCCATGTCACCTAACCAAATAAAATTTTTATCTGGGAACCTGATATGTTGAGCTACTACTTGATACTTGTTGTTGTAGTATGGTGCTACTTGAACTGTCTGACCATTATATTGTCCAACTTGATAGTTAAAGAACTTGGCCGTATCTAAATTTATTTTTCTTTTATTAAGTGATTTATGTTCACCTGTAATCATATCGTTAGCCTCAATTGTGTTTGCAAATTCTGGATTGTCGGTAGGTGGCTCATAATACTTACATCCAAAACAGTAAGCATGGCCATCTGAATACCTTGCTAAATTATCTTTGCTCCCACAACTGTTACAAGGTTCGTGTTGAATAAATTCGCTTTCATTATTCTTCGTCATCTGGAAGACTATCTCCCTCTACCCATAAGAAATCTGTTTTAGCCCATTCAT